TCTGGAAATGTTTATAATATACAAGAGGCAACAAGAGATAATATAGTTTATCCAAGTCTTGACCCGTCTATATTTGAAGTAAAATTTCCAAACACAGACATACAAGGTAGGGTGGTAACATAATGATTATTCATATTTTCCCAGACACAGACTCAACTTTATACGAAGTATCTGCTTCTATGAATACTGGTATTGACCAGGTATTAGAATTAGAAAAAGTAGTAACTAAAGCAGAAACACCAAAAAAGTTCAATTCTCGTATTGTACAAAAATATGATTTATCTACAGTTTCAGCATCATTAGTAGATGGTACGATTGGGTTGGGTTTTAAAGCATATTTAAATTTACATACTTTTGAAGAATATGGTATTCCATATGACCATGAGATTTATGCATATCCACTTTCACAATCTTTCTCAAATGGGGTTGGAAGAAAACTACAAAGTCCTAAAAATTTTAATGGAGTAAGTTGGCAATATAGAAATTATAGTACAAACACAAATAGTGGTGACTCTTGGTTGACAGCAAGTTTTGCATCAAACACAACTGGTTCATTTAATGAAAATGCAGGTGGTGGTACTTGGTACACAAGTTCAGCAGCATCTCAAAGTTTTAGTGGTGTACAAACTGATGTAAGAATGGATGTTACTGATATTGTAAAAGGATGGTTAAGTGGTTCAAGACCAAACGATGGATTTATGATAAAGAGGTCTGATGCAGATGAATCTTCAAATCAAGAACATGGTAGAATATCATTTTTCTCAAAAGATACAAATACTATATTTCCACCAAAGTTGGAGTTTGCATGGGATGACTCAAGTTTCTCAACTGGAAGCTTATCAGAATTACAATCTGAAGATAATATAGTATACTTTAAGAATTTGAGAAGAGAATATGTTGACGGAGAAAGAGTTAGATTTAGAATCGTTGGAAGAGAAAGATATCCATCAAGAAGTTATACAACAACACTACAATCATTGGATACAAACTATTTACCAACATCTTCTTACTATGCAGTAAAAGATGCACATACCGATGATTTTGTAATTCCGTTTGATACATCGTACACTAAGATATCATGTGACTCAACTGGTAGTTTTTTTGATATTAGAACAGATGGTCTACAACCAAATAGGTACTTTAGGTTAATTGTAAAAACAGAAAGAAATGGTTTGATAGACATATATGATGACGGATTCTTTTTTAAGATTAACAAAAACTAATTAAATTATGGCAAGAAAAAAGAAAAAACGAGGCTTAAGAAATTTCGGAAGTCTAAACATTAGTCTAAATATTCCTTTCAATATTGGAGGACAAGGAAATAAAATTGGTGCAAAATTATTTGATAAGAATCCAGAATTAAAAGAATATTTGACAAAAGAAAGTTTTGAGAAACTATATGATTCTGAGTTTTCTGAATTTGTACCACCAACTTCTCAACCAGAAACTAAAGACCCATATCAAGAAGCATTAGACTTTTTAAATGGTCAAGCGTCTACCGACCAAATAAAAGCATTTTTACAGACGACATTGGGTAAAACAAACTATGGTGAGATAACTAATTTTGAGAATCCAGATAATAGTGTTGGTGATAGTTATGTTTATTCTTTTGGAGATGGTACACCACTTTTTAATCCAGAGTTTATCTCAAGTATACAATCACAACTTGATACTCTTGGTATAGATTTAGATGATTTACAAGCATTACTTGACCAAGCAAATGCAGATAATCTTGAATTAAGTAGACAAAATGGGGATTTGTCAGATGACATTACAGAACTAACTACGGCTTTAGGTAATGCTGAGGGTACAATTGCAAGTTTACAAGCACAATTGGCTCAAGAACCACAATTTGCAAATTCTGGTTTACCTACTATAAATTTAGCTGGAAGTGGAGCAACTGCAGGAGACCCAGACCCAGATACTGGAATAGCAAGACAAGTTATTCTTAATGCTGATATGGCAAATGTAACATCAAGAACTTTAACAATTTATAAAATTACACCAGGAAATAATGCTGGTGTTGGGTTGAATGATAATGCGATAGCACAAACCAGTACAGGGGCATTGATAAAAGATTTAGATATGGGTGTAGGAACTGGAGGTGTAAGAATTGGAAACACTGGTTCAGACAGAATAGTAACTATAATATTTGAATCAGAAAGTGTTTATGTTTTTCAAGTTACTGGTAAAAACGATGGTGGTGTAGAAGATAATGAGAATCCAAAAACTCTTACAAAGTCTGCTATATTCACTACGGTGGATTCTGATGATTCGTTTATAACTAATCTACAAAGTCAAAACTCATCACTACAAAGTGAATTAGAAACTGAAATAGATGATATAGAAAGTTTAGAAATTCAAATAGATGGTCCAGGAAACTCTTTGAATACTCAAATAAACAATTTACAAAATCAATTGAGTTTGGCACAAAATAGTAGTAATAATGCAAGAAGTGCATTAGATGGATTCTCAGATGATATTTTACAAAAGATAGAGGGATTGAAAAACTCATTGTCACAAGAAGCAGTAACTGA